TGAAATCGAAAGACCCAGTGTACGATTGATAGCTTGATGCCACTCCAGACTCAGACAAGACATCAGTACCTGAAAAGACTGAAGTAGTTCCGTTAAATCCTGAAACGTGCATGTATATCCTATCTTGAGCATCCTGTTTATCTACCTTAATTGAGTACCTTACTTCTCCACCGTTATCTATTTGTAAATCTGATATGTCAATAGTGTTAATAAATGTTGTACCCATACCTGATACACCCATGGTCGAAGTGCTATTACCACCTCCTGTAATCATGGCGCATTTATCAGTGCCTAACTGTCCACAACTATTACCACTAGGCATACTTGCAGGACCTTGGCCTCCCCAATCAATGTCCATATCTCCTTCATACTTTGAGGTTACATAATCATTATCACCATCAAGGATATCTCCCGAGTCTTCGTTTGTGACTGTGGTTGTAGTGGTGGTTACGGTAGTTGTCGTTGTCGTAACAATCTCTGTTCCTAAGTCCTCTTCAGTAACATCTATCTCTGTTTCTTCTGTGATAGTGACACCTGGAGTGCAAAGTCCTAGCACATCAGGTAAGCAATCTGCTTTAGAATAAGAGGAGACCAGTAGTAATAACAAACAAAGTTTTAAACAGAGCAGCAT